TTTGAAAAAAATCCAATTATCTTGTTTAATCATGATTATGACAAGCCAATTGGCCGAGCCACAGGTCTTAAAGCTGGACCCGATGGTTTGGAATTAGAATGTAAGATTAGCAAGTCAGCACCTGCTAATGTTGCCGAACTAGTTAAAGACGGTGTTCTTGGGGCCTTTTCCGTAGGTTTCCGAGTCAAGGATGCTGATTATATTAAGGAAACCGACGGACTTATGATTAAGGACGCTGAGTTGTTTGAGGTATCTGTAGTATCGGTACCGTGCAATCAATCGGCCACTTTTTCGCTCGCGAAGTCTTTTGACTCATCTGATGAGTACGAAGAATTCAAAAAAACTTTCACAAATCGTGTAGATCTAGCAGGTCAGTCTCTGGCTAAGGATGAAGATATTGCTTCTGGAATAGCTAGTGACCACACACCTCAAAGCGCGGAAATTAATTCCGCAGATCAGGAGATCAAGATGGATAATCAAAACATCGACTTGGAAGCTTTTGCAAAGAAGGTAGCTGAAGACACAGCTGCTAAGATTGCTATGAAGCAAGCCGAGCAAAAAGCAGCTGAGCAAGCAGAAGTAGAAAAAGCAGCTGAACAGGCTTCATTTATTGAAGCACAAGAAATCAAAGTTAAGACTGGTATTCAGTCTGGCGTTGAATCACTAATGAGCGACTTCGAAGCTAAGCTGACTGAAAAGGACGCTAAGATGGACGAAGTACTCGCATCATTCAAAACAGAACTAGAAGAGAAGTCTTCTGAAATCGAAGCTATGCGTAACAGCAAGCGTACTTTCGGTGACCGTTCTGAAAAAGGCGACGTTACTAAGTGGGGCAAAGACTTCATGCACGCTTCATTGCTTGGTACTATGACTGGCAAGGGCTTCGACACTGATTTTGCTCGTGGCGTTATGGAAAAAGCTGGTATCGACTATGCTACTAACGCAGGCGACATCGATCAAGAAGTTGCTCGTCAAATCGAAAAAGAAGTTACTCTAAACTTGCGTACAGCTGGTCTGTTCCGTGAGATTCAGGTGAATGGTGCTGCTACTGTAATGCCAATCCAGCCTGACGTAGAGGCCGCTACTTTCCAAACTGGTGCAGCTGCAGCAGGTAACTTGGAAAACCGTGGTGCTACTGACAACACGTACAAGCCTTCACAGGTAATCTTGAACGCTTATCGTTTGATCAGCCAGACTTTCATGGACAACAACGTAGATGAGCAAGTTCTCATCAACTTAATGCCTATGCTTGTTGACTCAGTAGCACGTGCTCACGCTCGCGCTGTTGATAACGCTATCATCAACGGTTCAGGTTCTATCACTGGTCTTGACGGCTATGCCGCAGCTAGTGGTTCAAGCATCGACCTCGATGGCGGTTCAATCGCCGCAGGTAACTCAGCTACATTGACTGCAGCTGGCCTCCTTACTGCTCGTAAAGCTATGGGTAAGTATGGTGTTAACCCTGCTGATGTTGCATACATCGTGTCACAAGCTCGTTACTTCGAACTTATCGAAGATGCAGGCTTCCAGGATGTAACTGACGTTGGTTCTGATATGGCAACCAAGATCACTGGTCAAATCGGATCTGTATTCGGTTCACCTGTAATCGTATCTGACAGCTTCGCTACTGAAGGTGCTGGTGTACCTGTAGCCTTCGCTGTTAACTCACGTAACTATGTTATCCCACGTCTACGTGGCGTAACTGTTGAGACTGACTATGAAGTTGGTAATCAGCGCAACGTAGTAGTTGCTTCACAAGCCCTAGGCTTTGAAGAGCTAGTAGCCGGTGCGACTGGTAACGAACCTGTAGTTAAGATTGACTGCGTAGCTTAATTTAAAAGCAAAACGAGAGGGGAGTTCGCTCCCCTTAAGTTTTTAGTAATGGACTTATGGCAAATTTAATCACATTAGATGAATATAAAATCTCTGAAAACATTCAGAGCACAAAGGAAGATGCTCGCATCAATTCTTTAATTACTGCCGTAAGTCAATTAGTAAAAACTTACTGCGGAACAACGATTGTAGATCACTACTCTAGCGACAAAGCAGAAGAGTTTAGTATAAACTGGTCTACAAACTTCGTTCAACTTACAGAGAGTCCTTTTGTAAGTATTACTTCCGTACAAGAAAGAGAAGACTTCAGTAAAGCATATGCTACTGTACCTTCCACAGAATACTATGTAGATGGTGGAACTGATAGTGTATATCGAGTTACCACAGACGGTACTAGAAAAAACTGGCCTACAGGCCCTGGTGCTGTAAAGATTACCTATAAAGCAGGATACGCAGAGTGTCCTAAAGATTTACAACTTGCTGTTATTGATTTGATTACTTACTATGTAAAAGACGAGCATAAAGCGCGTCAGACACTTCAAGGCGCTAGCATTCAAAACAACTCTTCTTCAAGTCAGAGAAACAATGTAGCGTTTCCTGATCATATTAAAAGAGTCTTGGATCTGTATAAGAACTTTTAATGAGTAGACAGGCTTTTGACAGAAAATTCACAAAGCCTCTGCTTAGAAAATTGGATGCAGAAGCCCGTAAAGCTGTAACTCGTCAAAGAGGACAGCTTTTAATTTTGACAGATACAAAAGAATTACAGCAGGTAATAGAAGCTTCCACAGGACATAAACCGAAAGCTGCTCACTTAGCACAAGCTTTAAAAGAAGCGCAGAAACACGCTAAAAAGCTACAAAGTAATTTTAAGACAAGAAATAAGAGAAGGTATAATGCAATAGTTGCTAAGTTACCAGAGATAAGATTACCTTATACTCTAAATACTGATATGTTCATAGTAAGTAGTTTTTCTAGATCCATTACTACTATTAAGAATACTATGTTAAAAACTTTAGTAGCAAGCGGAGCCATCTCAGATGCAGACTCAAAAACAGTATCTAAGAATCTTCACAAAGGTCACGGAGCAAGAGGTAATGCAGTTTCTCAGGTTCAGATAGCTTCCTCTGTTTCGGGATTAGACCCTGCAACTAAGAAGCTCCTTCTGTATAACTTAGAAGGACAATTTAGATCAGGCAACATAGATAGCATATCTCATAGAGAGATAAAAAGACTTATTACTGATGGGGAACAGATAGTAACAAAGAAAGGTAAGCTTACAGCAAATTATGTTTCTGTTATTGCATTTCAATCAGGCACCGACAATATAAAAGACTCTGTAGAAGAGAAAGCAGTAAAAGCAGTATTTAGAAAATTTATAGGAGAACTCACTCCTGACCTTTTAGATATGAAAGGGTCTTCCACCTTAAAAGAGAAAACAGCGGCAGTACTTGTTGATAATTTTAAAGGTAAGAAAGGTATCAAAGTTAAAAGCAAGCCAGTAAAGCTTAAAACTAAAACTAAGAGTAAAGGCAAAGGTGCAAAAGTATCTGCCTCAGTAGCTTTAAGTTCAAAAAGACTAAAAAGTAAAAAGAAGAAGTCAAAAGCAAAAAGCTCGGCAGCTTCTCAACCTTTGGCAATGGTAGCAATGCTAAATAAGAAACTACCAGATACAGTTAGAAAAAATATGTCAACCCCTAGACTTGTTAATAGGACAGGAAGATTCGCAGATAGTGTAAAAGTAGTAGATGTGATGCCCACGCCCCAAGGGTTTCCTAGTTTTGGATATACATACCAAAAGAACCCTTATCAAGTATTTGAAGAAGGAGAAGGCGCACCCCCTTGGGCAGACGGAAACAGAGATCCAAGAGATCTGATTGACAAATCTATAAGAGAGATTGCGGCAGAGTTTGCAATCGGAAGATTTTACACTAGGAGAGTATAATGGGAACAAGAGAATATACAACACGAAGACTTGGTATTATTGCTGCTCTTGTTGAGAGGCTAAAAGATATCGACGGGTCTGGTTCCTTTCTATCAGATGTGAATGAGAACGTTTCTCCTCGTTTAAAATTCTGGGATGAAGTAGAAGAATTTCCAGCAATACACTTAAATGCTGGATCAGAATCAAGAGAGTATCAAGGGGGCGGTTATAAAGATAGATTTCTTTCGGTAACTCTTCGTTGTTATGTACAGGCAGAAGATGCAGTAGAAGCACTAGATGAACTACTAGAAGATGTAGAAACTGTATTAGAAGATAACTCTCGTTTAACGTATATTGATCGCACAGGTGCGGTTCAGTCTACACAACAAATCACAATAATCAGTATAGATACTGACGAAGGTGTACTAGAACCTCTAGGAGTAGGAGAAATACTTATAGAAGTTCGTTACTAGAAAATGCAGGCACGAGCAAACGTTCACGTCCTAGCCTTTTCAAGATAATCATAGGAGATTAACTATGGCAAATTCTTTACATTTAAGTCGCGAGGTAAAGGTCTATGTAAAATTTGGAACCAAATATTGGGAAATTCCAGTTTTAGATGGCTTCAGCTTCTCGCAAGCTACAAACACAGCAGAGGTAACCCTCAAAGAAATGGCAGGTGCTTCCAATGCTAATAGGCGAGCACGTAAGTTATTTACAGACTCGTTGGCTCCGGCAGAGTGGAGCTTCTCTACTTATGCGCGTCCGTTTACTCGTGACGTATCAAGTGCAGACGAGCATCACGCAGTAGAAGAAGTTCTTTGGGCAATGATGGCAGGTGCAGAGCACGCTGAGTACGATGCTACTTCAGACAAGTGGACTGATGTTATCAGTAATGCAGCTACTAAGGCAACTATTGACTTTGAAAGCTCTAACCTTTTGACCTTCCCAACAGCTACTATTTACTTTAAGTTCCCAGCAAATGGCGGCAGTGATCTTTGGTACGAATTAGAAGATGCTACAATTAATGAGTGTCAGGCTGATTTTGATATTGACGGGATTGCTACTTTGAACTGGTCAGGAATGGCTAAGCAAATCAAAGAGCCCTCTAGCGCACCTACTGTTAGTACTTTGGAAGTAACTGCTGGAGAGCTTACTAACACTGCTAACTTTATTCGTAACCGTTTAAGTACTCTTGCTCTTACTACTTCAGCAGCAGGTAACCTACTTGCTACTTATAACTTAGTATTAACAGGCGGTAGTGTTACTATTACGAACAACGTTGAGTATGTAACTCCTTCTAGTTTAGGTATTGTAAATATTCCTCTAGGCCATGTAATGGGTACTCGTTCTGTTTCAGGTAGCGTAACTTGTTATCTAGACCATAATGCCGCAGCTTCTGCTGATCTTATGGAAGACTTACGTCTTGAAAGCGATAAAGAAACTAACTCGTTCTCTCTCAAGCTACAAGTAGGCGGAGCAGATGCTGCACCTGGTATTGAGTTCGAGTGTCCTAAAGCGCACTTGGAAATTCCAAGCCACACAGTTGAAGATGTTATTGGTATGGAGTTAAACTTCCACGCACTGCCAACAAGTATCTCTACTGCGGATGAAGTGAAAGTTCACTACAAGGGCATTACTTCTCAGTAATAGAGGCATCAAAAAAATAATTCTTGACATAGGAGGTCATTTCGACTATACTATGAAATAGAAAATCGAAGCAGGGGTGATTTTTCACCCCTGTTTTATTTAGACAACTTTACAATAAAGGATATAAAATGAACGAAACCCA